GAATAAGTTCCTGTTTTTGTAAAGCCTTCTCCTGGTGGAGTGAAATCAAAACTGGCACTATCATTAGCTCTACTGTCCAAGAATCCTTCTATGACATCTGCTTCTGTTTCGGAAACTTCAAATGTAAAATTGAATATCTTTGGATTTTGATGTGCAGCGAGTCCAAATAATATTCTGTGTTCAAAACCATCTGCAAAACGCACTCTTCTAGTGTTTGGTGCAGATCTTTTCTGTTGTCCGTATTTTGGAGTGATTGAGGGAAAGGTAGCCATTATGCAAGTAAACCTCCAGGACGTTTTTGTTTTATTAATTCAGATTCTATCGCTGCTGACAATACAAGACCAAGTTCTCTACCACCTTGTTCATCACCTTCAACAGAAGAACCAGAAGCATCCACGTTTACAACAATACTTGTTCCACCACCTAATTGATTATTTGGAATAATAGTTCCTGCTCTATCAGGTACAAATAACTCTGGGCCACGTTCTCCGACTATTGAAGCTCTGCCTACTGGTGGCCTTCCGCCATTTGCAAAACCAATAGCTCCTAATAATCCACCTGTTACAGATCCACCGCCCGCATTTCCGAATATTGCCATGTTCAGTGCTGCATCAGCTAATTTATCGACTACATTTCGTAACACATCATTTAAAGACTCAGTTCCTTTTATTAGACCTTTAATTCCGTTGCCTATATCTATTGTTATTGTGTCTCTTAGTTTTTCAAAGGCATCTAAAGTTTGGGTAGCTGCCTCGGTAAGATCGTGTGTTTTCTGTAATTTTTGGTCTAAACCTTTTACCCCATCGGTTATAGCTTTCTTTTGTTTTATTAGAGTATCTAATCTGGTTTGTTCATCAACACTTAGCTCTTTCTTTTTCTGTAATTGATTTATCTCATTATCCAATGCTTCTTTACTGAGATTAGCCTGTTTTTCTATTTCAGCTACAGTTTTAGCTACTTCGGGGTTTAATCCCTTTCTTCTTAGCTCCAATACTCTTGCAGTAAGTTCCTCCTCTTTTTGATTAGCACTAATTAGAGAATCAAACTTTTCAGTTAGTTGTGCTGCTTCTGCTTCTGTGTCCGTAATTACTTTGAATCTCTGTATATCTAAATCTAGTAAATCTTGTAAAGCTTGGGCCTCTTTGCTCTTAACTTCAGTAATGATTGCACTAGGCAATAATGTACCAGAGGGTATGAGTTGTAACTGCTCAACTTTATCCATTTTATCTATTTCTGCTTGTCTCGCTTCCAGTGCTAATGCTCTTTTATCTCCTCTGGCTACTCCTAATTCCAATGCACGATTAGCAGCACCTTTATTAAGTCCTTGTTGAATACCCAGAGTTTTATTTACGAAGTTAAGTAGTCCTGCTGTAAATGCTCCTATTCGGGTTATGGCAATGGCAAACTGATTGTTCATTAATCTAGTTGTCTCACCAAATTCACTTAAAGCATCAACACCCCTTTCACCTATCTGCACATTCATTACTTGCATAGCTGCATTGAAAGCTGCTGTCTTACCCTGTGTTTTTTCAAGCATCTGTATGCGAGCTTCTTCTGCTGAACCCTGCAATCCTAAAGCTGTTGTAACTGCATCAGTATTTTTTGCAAATGGACCTAATGCCTTCCCTAATTCACTGATTCCGCTAATAGCGTTCTGAATTTGCTGGACTATTGCAGTTGCAGCGATACCTCCTGCAAATCCACCCATTGTTCCAAACATTCCACCTAAACCACCACCTAGACCACCAGCTACCGCACCCACTGGACCTTGCCCAAATAACAGAGGAAACGCACCACTTATCAATGCACTCTGGGTATCAAATCCCCTAGTTGCTCCCAACCTACTCATACCTGCAAAAAACGGATTATTCATAAATGTTCTTCCGCCTTGTGCATTACGAGATTGCCTATCAGATAATCTACTGAAAGCACCTTGAGGACTTATTCCACTCATAGCTATTTTATTGTCTAACTTATTTTGTTCCGCTAACAGTCTTACCTTTTGCTGCTCGCCTTTTACCTCGTCCTGTACTATTTTTAAATTTGCTTTACCTAGACTCAGTGATTTCTTTCTGTTCAATATTGCTTGCTTTTGATTTAATTTAGTCTCATCATCCATCTTCTTCAAAGCCTGTTGCACAGGAGATACAGAAGATAATGGATCGTTAAGAACAGCAGATATGTTCGAGGGAGATCCTATCTGACCAGGCTTACCAAATACGGGAGATGTTATACCTGTAGATAATGCAGCCTGTTTAACTCTTTGTTCTGTTATCTTTGTCTCTGTTGCTAATTGATTTTTCCTTAAGATTATCCCCTTTTCTTGCTTCTGTATTAATGTTTTAGCAAAGTCAACTTCACCCTTATTAGCGATGGCTATTGCTTCGTCTAATTTTCTTAACTGGCCTTTTATTCCAAATCCGTCTTTCTCAAGTTTAAGTAATTGACCTTTAGTTCTTAATGCTCTATTTTCTGTGGCTAATATTGCTATTTCTTTCTTAAGAACTGCGTCTGAATTGCTTAATGCCTTCTTTGCTTTAGTGTTTTGGGTCTTTCCTAAGTCTTTTATTTTACCGCCAACAGTATTTAAGTCTTTAGTAATTTGATCGGTATTCAGTTTTATATTTACTTCGTATTCGGCTGCCACTAATTTTTTCCAAAAGTACAGATATTAAAAGTTTAGCGTACTTTGCGGATTTGAGCTTGTCTCCTTGCCTTTTCGTAGGCTTCTTCTTCACGTTCAGCTTTCAAGGTAAAGTAAGCGTTCCAAGCATACAATTCTTTGACTGACATCTTTTCCCGTAGTTCTTTGTAGGTTAGTTTTAATTGTTCTGCTACAAAAAATTGTAAATAAACAAAATTATCCTGCTTCAGTTGTGCTTTTTACGGCATCGGGGCTTTCCTCCTCACCCACTCCCTGCATCTTGGTCATAATATCTATCAAAATAGACATTGGTATTTCTCTTCTTAATGTGGGTAAATCTGCTGCTGTAAACATTTTTGCACCTGATTCATCTTCAGCCTTTGTCACTAAAACTTGCAGAGAAAAGTCAAGATTACCCTCTTCTTTACCTTTGTTCATAGCTACTAATGTACTGTTTATAGTATCTCTGTCGGCTATAGTAAGTGGCGACCAGAATATCTTTAAAACAGGTTCTCCGTCCTTAGTAATGAAGTAACTACTGCGTTCTTGAACACTAAAGGCTTTCTTTAGCTTGTCGATTGCTCTTTCTGGAGACATAAAAATCTGTATCTATTCTTGTAGTATATATCAAAGTCAACCGTATGACTTTCTTACACTAAATCCTACCTGTGAGAAACCTTCATCAAGATCACCTTCTAATGCTGTTTTTAAATAAACATCGTACCAATCAGGTTGGTTGGGTATAGGAGTTGTTTTTGAGTCTGGGAATAAATCTTCGTACTTAGTTCCATCTTCCTTGTGTCTTTTTTCATTTATTACAAAAGCTGCGTAGTCTACTTCGTTTCCTATGTATAAATCTTCACCTAGCGTAGTGGGTATCAATTCTCCCTTTTTAGGAACTTTACCACTTGACTCTGTTTCAGTATCACCTTGTCTAGGTTTAGTAGCAGCTACAGGGCTTCCTTTCTGTACTTTCCATGATCTATTAAAAGTACCTGTCCAAAAGGGACTTCTATGTTGCAAAGTAAAATGAATTTCTGATGCTGCTATACTTTTGCCTATTAAGATAGCATCTTCAAGATCAGGTATTAAATGCTTTATATCTCTACCCATTGGCACTAAAAGTACAGTTGATGACACTCATAAAATGACTTTGCTGCTCTGCTGTTATAGAAGTCGGTCCATTAATCTCTCCGACTCTGGGACTCACAGAAAAAGTATCAGTATAATTAGTTGCGTTTACAGATGTCAGTCCGTCTATTAAAGATTCAGCTACAGCAGACGCTACAGCAGTTCCTTTGTTCATAGGTGTCATAACTGCACATCTTATTGTGCCTGCGTAATAAGTTTTAGCCACACCCTGCGGTTGTGTAGTGGACTGTGTAAAGTCTAAATTCACCATTACATATTTTTTGTTTTTACCTGGGGTGGTAAAAGGAGTATTATCAAATACTACTGTAACTGTGTTGTCAGCAGTAGTTACTGCGTTTTTGATTGCGGTTTCAAATGCTGCTCTTGCGTTTACTAAAGTCATTAGAAGATAACGTCAACTCTGAATAGATACTCCTGCCCACCACGCAAAGTCCTGACATCAGTTATCTTTGCAACTCTGGTCGACCCAGAAAATGTAAGAGTGATCTCATCCGATAACAGGGGTTGGCTGTCTCCTATAAGATCGGGTGTTATGTAAATTCGGG